ATAGCCTCAATGCTGACCAAACTTATTGAGGTTCCTCCACAGCGCTGGCAGAAGACTTTGGGGGCTGGAACCAGCAAGACTCACGGGAAGCGCTGGAAGGGCCACCTGAAGGGCTTGGCGCAGCAACGACAGCCTAGCCTCCACATTACGCTGAAGACGGCGGACGCGGTGCTTATATTGGAGCACGCGCTGATTGCGGAGGGAGTCAAATGAGCAAAAAAGAAGACAAGGAGCAGTATCGACTCACATTCAAAGGGCTTCTTTCTATCTATCTGCCCGACAAAGTTATGAACGAAGTCTTCAGCGCAATCGAACTATCATGCCGTCGCAACGGCTGGGGCATTGCAATCAACGAAGAGAACCGACTGGACTTTGTGCAGATGCAACAAGTGAAGGAATCGAAATGAGCGAACCAATCAACAACGGCGGACCAGCGTTTCCAACACCACCTGGAATTCAACACAACGATGGTCCAACCATGCGCGATTTGTTTGCATTGGGAGCGTTGCCAGTAGCGTGGAAAGCATTCGAGTCTTTTGCTGTTATTAGAGACAATGCAAACCAAGAGATTGCCAAAGCATCGTATCAACTGGCCGACGCAATGCTCAAAGCGAGGGAATCGAAATGAGCGATACACCAATATCAGACTCAACCGCTCACAACATAGGCGACCTTGGTATGCTGTGCCGAAGGCTGGAGCGCAAACTAGCCGCGACTCGCAAGTACCTGAGTGAGGTTTCGGAGCGAGCCAGGAAACTCGAAACCGAGAACGACGCCATGAGAGCCGATCTGCTTCTCTGGCGGGAGGACAAATGGCGTGAGTGATGAACGACGCACTCCGCTCTAATTTATTACTGTGGAATGAGAAAAAGGATAAGCCGTGAAAACACTACCCGACGACTTTAGCATTTGCTTCGTATACAAACACCAAAGAAACGGAGATGTGGTTGTGCTCAACGCAGAAGATGCTCGTAAGATGGATTCCTCACCAGCAATGCGCAGAGGTGAATACAAGCACGTTGCGAGCGTAGATCCAATCGGCATCCTGCAACTGATCGTGAATACCTCAGGACGACGAAGAAACCAAATCATTAAAGAACTAAGTGAGAAGGAGTCTAAATGAGAGACTGCGCATTCATATACGTCAATAAATCTAACGGACTAGTGCGCGTAGAGAGTATTGATACAGCCAAGCACGTCGATCAAAGCCCAGAGTGGAATCACGTCGCAACAATCAACCCTCACGTTGTTTTAGAGAGCATTCTCCGAGCGACGATTAAAGACAGAAATCAGATCATCAAACACCTTCTGACATGAAACACCTGCACGAACTACCTGAAGACGACCGGCTAAGGAATGTAGCGCTCAAGGACATCGACGTCCGTATCCGCTGCCGTCACACCAAAACAACCCGCGACCCGCGCACTTGGAAGATTAATGGCGATACATACAACCGCCTGGGCGACAACTGGAAGACCAACTTCGACTTCATTATCCAATGATTTACTCACAATCGGGGCAAATCCCCCATCATCAATACTGCTTCGTCGATGCCTCGTTCATCTCCAGTCGCACCGGGTTTGCCCCCTGCGTCTGGTTCGGCCTGGTCTCGATCCCGGGTCGAATGTGGGGCTGTACCATCATGCTGGAATGCGGAGCGGTCTATCGCGCTGTTCCGCCTCACGCCATAGCATTTGATCTACAGCCTGACCCCATTTGGAGCAAACAAAACGCCCAGCGATGGGACTGCTACGGAACCGATTTCACCACCATCGAGTACACGTTCCTGCGGGGGCTTGAATGTAACGTCAAATGCGATGACTTAATCACCACTGGCGACTACCTCTTCACCGCCGCTCCCATAGGCGATAGCTGGAGTCGTCAGCCTAACCAGGCTAAGGAGTTCATGTTCATCCGAACCGAGGGCGAACGCCTCACAATTCAACCCACCGACAAAGTAATCTTCATTGAGAAGTCATTCACCACAACTGGATGGCCAACTGGACTGATCACAACCGACACCATTTACATTTGCGAATAACAATCACTATGAGCAAGGAAGTTCTTAAGATCATAAACCAAGGCAGCGGTCCATATCAGTTGACCAAGGAGCAGGCCGGCGAAGCATACCGTGCAGCTCGCAAGGTTAAAACGGAGTTTACCAGCTTCTGGAACCGTAAACGCAGAAAGGCAACCAAGTGATCAACGATAGAGACGTAGCCAGGTGCATGATCGAATACGGTGGTTCGTTCGTATCCAAATTGGGAGCAGCAGCACTAGCCGCTGATCCTTCCAACCTTAAGCAGATCCGGGATGCGTTCCCGGACTACTGGTCCAACTACACCAAGATGGCAATCCAACTTTCGGAGGTCGAGAAACAGGCCTCCAAATAACAACAACAACAAAACGTAAGACGAAATGATAATCAAAGCAGCAGGCGGTAAAGAGTTTGCACCGTGCCCCGAGTTCTCGGGACGAGCAGTGTGCGTAGATGTAACTCCGCTCCGGGAGTACGAGACCGAGTACGGCATAAAAAAGAAGTTCAAGTTCGCGTTTGAGTTGGACTTGATTGACGGATCACGTGACCCGGTGCAGCCCTGGGTGGTGTTCAGCAAGCCCTTGGTCCCCTCGTTGCATGAGAAGGCAGCCCTCACCAAGGTGATGAAGGACTGGTTTGGACGTAAGCTCACAGACCAGGAGAACAACGGCCTCGACCTTGAGTCGCTGATTGGCCGGCCAGTAACACTCATCATTGCCCATGAGCAAAGCCAGGACGGGAGCAAAACCTATGCGAACATCAAGTTGATGATGCCGCACAAGCATGGCGAACCGCTCCAACCCTCGGGCCTGTGGGTACGAATGCAGGACCGCCCGGCCAAGGATGACCAGGGGAAGACAGTTGCCCCGAATACTACGACAACCCGACCAGTTGACCTGGGTGCAACCAAGGTTCACGTAGGCAAGTTCAAGGGCACCGCCATCTCGGAGCTCACCGACTCCGCGGTTAAAGGCCTGGGCGAGCACTGGCTGCCCAAGGCGCAGGTCAACGCCGGTAAGACACCGGAGGACAAACAGCTCATTGCAGCCGTGATCAAGCGCCTGCAGGAGATCGACGCCAAGGACCAGCCCGACTTCGACGACGTGCCTTTCTGATGAAAACTAAAAAGAAATACGTTAAGTTGGTCGACAAAATTCCCGAGGTGGTACGGATGCGCTCTGAGGGGATGACCCTCAAGCAGATCGGCAAGCACTTCAACTTGTCGAGGCAGCGGATCAACCAGATCGAGCAGGCAGCCGAGATGCATGAAGAGATCCTTCAACTATGGGGCTTCCCGTTCTCTGTGAGGACGTTCAATACATTGGAGCGCCTGTGCATCAAGAGCCGCGAGCAGGCCATTGACCTCTACAACAGCGGCCATCTTCGACCAGGAGCTGTCCGCGGTTTCGGGTGGGTGAGCTACTACGAGATCTGCGAATGGCTGGAAGTCCCGCCGACTCAGAAGCCATCTAATTACCGGATCTGTCCACATTGCGGCACGATTATTTAAACACTTTCTAGCAGCCTGTTGCTGCTAGGACTCATGGGGAATACCGGGGGCGCGCATCGGTCGACAAACGCGCATTAACTTTCAATCCTATTATGCCAGCCAACCATAAAATCTACTTCGACATTGAAACAGGCCCGATGCCTCTATCGGAACTCGTTATACCGCCATTCGTTGCCAGCGACGTAAAGTTGGGCAACATCAAGAACCCGGATCTCATAGCAGAGAAGATCCAACGTGCAGAAGAGACCCATGTCAGCGACTACATCCGCGGCGCTGCCCTGGATGCACTATCGGGCCAGATCCTCTGTATCGGCTACCGTATCGAGCACGAGACCCCATCGGTGCTGTGCTGTGATGCAGATGGCGAGGCCGAGATGCTCAAGCAGTGGTGGAAGCTCATCACCAGCATGGAGCGCCAGCCCTCGCTGATCGGTTTCAACGTAAAGCCGTTCGACTTACCGTTCCTCATCAAGCGCAGTTGGAAGCACCGGATTACCCCACCCTACTGGATCCGGCAGGGTAGGTACTGGAGCGAGCTGGTGGTTGATTTGCGCGAGGTTTGGCAATTAGGCGACAGTAGGGCGCACGGCAGTCTCGGGGCCATCAGCAGGCATCTGGGGCTCGGCGATAAGGCAGGCAATGGGGCCATGTTCTCCGAGCTGTTCAAGACTGACCGTGAGGCGGCGATCAATTACTGCCTGCGTGATATCGAGCTGACCCAGAAGGTGGCGGATGTTCTGATGCCGGCTTACTGAGGAGCAACCATGACATGGATACTTCCCAGGCAGTTACACACCTTGGCCTGTGCGCTGGATACGGAGGCATTGAGCTTGGACTCAAACGAGCAATCCCAAGTCTGCGCACAGTCGCTCTTTGTGAGATCGAAGCCTTCGCCATTAGCAATCTGGTTGCGAAAATGGAAGCGGGACTCATGGACCCGGCACCTATCTGGCCGGATCTTAAGACCTTCCCTTGGGCAGCGTTTCGCGACCGAGTGGACATCCTCACTGGGGGCTACCCATGCCAGCCCTTCAGTGCAGCAGGGCAACGCCGAGGCAAGGACGACCCGAGGCACCTGTGGCCCTACATCGCAGACGGCATTCGACTTCTCAGACCTTGGTGCTGCTTCTTTGAGAACGTCGAAGGACATATCAGCCTGGGGCTGTCCGACGTCATCGAAGACCTGGCAGGAATGGGTTATCGAACAACGTGGGGCATATTCAGCGCGTCTGAATGCGGAGCGCCTCACCAACGCAAGCGGGTGTTTATCCTGGCCTACCGCTGCGACAAGGGATTACAAGGGAGAGAGTGGTTCCGGGAGGCAGGAACGGAAGGGACACCCAGCAGACACGCTTCCCAATGCAATGGCTCAATGGCCGTCGCCAGTGGCCTCGGAGGTGCGCCAGGGCTTTCAGGACCGTTCCCGAGGCATGAAGGGCAGTCAGGAGAGTCTGACGACGGTAGTGATCAAGGGATGGCCGACACCAAATGCGGCGGACTCGTTGCAGGGAGGATCGACGCAGGGAAATTGCAAGGATCCCAATCTGAGCATTGCAGTGCATGGCCTAGCCGCCCCGGCGAGCAGCAGTACGGATGGGAGCCGCCCAGAGTTATCACAGGAAGGGAGGCTTTGGATGACTCCCAAGAGCGGTGCTTGCGGGATGACGGCGACAACGAGCGGCAGACCGTTGGAACGTGCGACACAACTAACAACTCAGGTCTATGTAGTGGAGAAGCAATGGCAGACAACCACCGTGTCGACCGGAGCGCACCGGCAGAAGGACGGGAGCATGATCAACAAGCTGGACCAGCAGGTGAAGAACTGGGCGACACCGAGGGCCGAGATGGACTCGGGAGCGCACAATGGGATCCCGGATACGCTGCACAGCCAGATGAAGGCATGCGTGAAGCAGTCATGGCCAACACCGGCATCAGCGGGAGTGACAGGAGGTCCGACGGGTCTAGCGGGCGGATCAGGCAACCGGGAGAAGTTAGCGTCGATGTTGCCGGATTCGGAGGCCAGGGCAATGGGATGCGGCAAGCTCAACCCCCGTTGGGTGGAGACCCTGATGGGCCTGCCAGTGGGATGGACTATGCCGAGCTGTGCGTCACCTGTGACAATAGAACGGATGAACTCCGACTGCTCGGTAACGGTGTTGTCCCAGCAACAGCAGAACGAGCCTTCAGGATCTTAATGAGTGAGCTGGACATCGACCATCCTGTCAGCTAATGAAGACCAGTCAGCGTGAGCCGTGAGAAGCCAACGCCGACACTACAACAACAAGCCATGTTCAACCCACTTTTCCCCACTCTTTCCGTGTCACGTCCCGTTGCTTGTACGGGAGTTCTCACCGCGGATTGAGTGGGGTTTTCCGTTTGATACATGAAAGACACCAAACCAAAAGGAAGAGCGCCAGCCTTCCAGTTCTACGCCGATGACTTCCTGGCAGGCACCATGACCATGACCAACGAGGAGCGTGGTGCCTACATCAGCCTGCTGTGCCTACAATGGTCCAAAGGCTCCGTCACCGAACTCGACATCCAGAGAATATGCCTCGGTATGCCAACGCATTGCCAAGGCATATGCCAAAGCAAGTTCCAGCTTGGAGATGACGGCCACTACCGGAACCAGCGCTTAGAGGTCGAACGCTCCAAACAGAAGGAAAGAAGCCAAAAACAGAGGGGTATTGCCAATTTACGGTGGAACAAGAATGCCAAGGCAATGCCAACGCATAACCAAGAGGATGCCGAAGCATATGCCAGATCGGTGCCAGAAGTATGCTTTCCGTCTCCATCTCCATCTCCTATAACTAAGATACAGGCGGACAAGCCGCCCCGTGTTCGTTTCCAGAAGCCTACGGTCGAAGAACTCACCGCCGAAGCCATCAAGATCGGCCTGCCTTTACCGGAGGTCGACAAGTTCCTGAACTATTACGAGTCCAACGGTTGGAAGGTTGGTAAGAACTCGATGAAGTCCTGGCCTGCTGCCATGAAGGGCTGGTTATCTCGCCTAGGTGAAGCATCGGGTCTGGTTGGATGTAAAGGCGCGGAAAAATCCGAGGTCGACTGGAGGAAATCCTTATGACCAACGACGTCTTTTATCCCGAGCAGGACGAGCTAGGCATGATTGGCGCCTGCCTCAACGGATCTATCGACACCTGCGCCGATGCCTTGTCCGACGTCAGAAGCGACTGGCTGCTGAATGACAGCCTCCGACTGACCTTCGATGTCATCCGCGGCATGGTGCAGGAGAACCGGCAAACATCCCTCCCAGAGCTCGGTAAGGAATGGAAGAAAGCCTATGGCCAACTGCCCATGCCTTTTGATGTCTGGAACCAAGCCATGGAGGTCTGCCCATCGCCGGCCAACCTGCCGTATTACGTCCAGGGCATCACAGAGGCCGCCCATCGTCGCCAGTTAAGAGACGCCGGGGACCGATTAATCCGTGAGTCCGCTGTCCTGACACTCAAGCCGGATCAAATCGTCGCTAATGCCGAAGCAGGGCTCACCATCGACGTCACCCAGGAGACACTGCAAACCTCGAAGCAGGTGGCCGGGTCTTTCATCGACGCAATGCAGGACAGGTTCAATCGCAAGGGCACGCTGTCCGGTATCGCCACAGGCTTCCATTGGTTCGATCACAAGACCGACGGCCTTCAGCTCCGAGAGATGGCCCTCATCGCAGCCCGGCCAAGCATCGGCAAGACTGCCATCGCCATCGCCATCGCTCACCAGGCAGCCATCCAGGACAAGGTGCCAACCCTGTTTGTAAGTCTGGAGATGTCCCGGGAAGCCATCTTCCGACGGATGGTCTCGACTATTGGAAGCATCCCGATGCAGAACCTAAAGAGTGGCGACCTTACCGACGGTGATATGAGAGCCATGTCCGCTGCCTCGGCCAAGATCGCAAGCAGCCCCCTGTGGTTCCTCGATGGACCCAGTAGCCACAGCATCGCTAGCATTACCGCCCATGTCCGACGGGCTGTCCGCAAACACAAGGTGCGCCTGGTCATCGTCGACTACATCCAGAAGATCAAGGCAGCCGACCGATCAGAGAAGCGCACCTATGAGGTGGCCGAGGTCAGCGGCAAACTAAAGGACATTGCCGTCCAGACAGGTGTAGCCATGCTCGCCCTGGCTCAACTCAACCGGGAAGCCGAAAAGGAGAAGGGTCGTCAACCCAAGCTGAGTGACCTAGCCGACAGCGGGCAGCTCGAGCGCGACAGTGACCTGGTGGCCCTTCTAAACCGTGACAGGACCGAGGCCTCCGGCGAAGCTGCCATCATTATCGCAAAGCAAAGAGACGGCGAATGCGGCCACGTCAAACTCCATTACGAAGGCCAATACTGCCGCTTCACCGACCCATCACCATCTCTCAACCAATGAAAACACCATACGACCTCGACCGCGTCAAACTCCTCAACGAAGCCAAAGACCTGGTAGCCCTAGGCATCCAGCGTGGCTGGTTGTCCTACCCTCGCAGCGTCAAGCTAAGCGCCATCGGCACACCCATCGTGGTGCTCGATGAGCAGGAGGACTACGAGATCACCGCCACCGCGCAGGATGCAGACATCTGTCGCAAGGCTTACGATCTCCGTGAGCGCAACCTGTCGCTCGACGATGTGGCCAAGGCTTGCGGTGTTGCTCGTGGTTCTGTTGCTTACATAATAGCCAAAGGCCATGAGATGTATTTAAAGCAGCAGAGGATAGACTATAACACAACAACGGTCACTTACGTACAACCAAAAGCGTAAGGAATCTTTTAACATATCTCCAATAACAGGTGAACGCGAGAC